TAAACCAAAAATCTAATTTTTAAGTTGGTTTATTAAAATCTAAAAAGCATATAACTTTTAAATTCCAAAATAATTAATCGACAGCCATGACAAAACCTGGATTTAAAATAAACCAAATGCCAAGATTAGTTCCCCCCAATAAAAATTGGTCATTATGTGTTGGAGCAGGAACTTCTTTTCCTATTTTCCCAAGTTGGGATGATCTTGTTATAAAACTTTCAAATAGATTATCTATCAATGACGCACCTTCTAGTTTTTATAAAGAATTCAAGCCGGATACATTAATTCAAATTTTGTTCAATCTGAGTGAATTAAACAATAGAAAATTCTGTACAGAATTATCTAATGCACTATATTCTGAGTTAGAAGAATCATTTAATTCTCAAGAAAAAGACATAATATTTGATTGCCTGTCAGATAGAATTATTAATAATTCAATACCAAAATGGAACGATTATATATCTCTTATTGAAACAAAATATAGCAAATGTTCTGCTATTCAGATTGCAAAATTAATTGTGGACTCATATAGCCATAATATTGCCCCGAAAGCTATTTTAAGTTTTAACGCAGAACCTTTATTATATTCTTTAATCAATGCATATACTTATCAAAAGATGGGGAAAAAAGACATATTCATGGATTTAATCAATTCCTCAACAACTTCTCTTTATAAAAATAGAATATCTTATATTTTCTGTCATGGAACACTCCCAATTCCTCATACAACTCCCAACAGAGCAGAACGATTTACGGCTTTAGAAAAATTAGTCTTTCTAGAGAATGAATATCTACTTCTTTCTAATTCTGCATATTCTTGGCAATCATCATCATTTATTGATGTATTAAGTAGTAGTATAGTTTTTTTCATTGGAGTTTCCTTATCTGATCCTAACATGAGAAGATGGTTAGCTTGGATGCATGAAAATAAAATTAAAGATATCCAGAACCGAACAGGCAAAATTGTTCAAGATAGTAATTCTCACTATTGGATAAATAAAAGACCAGCTGATTCTCATATGGAAAAATGGTATGAAGCTAGTGTTTCGCATTTAGGAATACGGATTATATGGATAGATGATTGGAAAGAGGTCGGATTGGCTCTTCAGAAGGCTGTAGGGCTATAAATCTATATTATTTAATATATACAATATAGATTTATAAATAAATGTCACTATTATGGATGAATAAGTATTTGTCATTTGGCGAGGTGTAATACATGTATTGCTCATTTGTTTATTTGTATTACTTAATTCAAATGTCGAAAAAATTAAGAAGAAGGAATCACTAAATGAAAATCCGCC